AATGCACTTATCATACCAGAAAACGGACCTATCTCTTATCAGTGGTATAGGTCAACTGATGGTGGATTTGCATTTGCTGCTATCACAGGTGCAACATCAGCGTCATATAGTGTTACTGCTTTAGCATATATGACAGGGTATAAGTATCGTTGTCGTATCATCGGACCTGTACCTGCTAACAATGCTCAAAACTCTCCTCTAGATTCAAATCAGGCAAATCTAACTGTATCTGGTTCTGGTGGAAGTGGAGATTTACAGAATAGATTCGATTCTACATCAAGTAATTTCGACTCTACTGCACAGTCCTTCGATGGCACATAAATAAACTTGTAGAAAACTACCGAAAATGGCAAAGCAAAATCTTAACATAGGCTCTTCAGCGAATGATGGCACAGGTGACAGCCTGCGAGATGGAGCTATAAAATTAAATTCAGTCATCGATGAGTTATATACCAATCTTGGTAATGACACTAATTTACAGATAAACGTCGGGTCTCCTAGTACTGGACAATTCCTAAAATGGAATGGGTCTCAGTTTGCTGAGGGTGCTTTAGATTCTTTAACAGCAGACCTTGATGTAGCAGGAAATAAAATTATATCATCTGCTAATGGTGATATAACTGTAATGCCAAATGGCACAGGAGATATTAAATTCTGGGCTGGTGGCACAGGTGCTGCATTAACATATATTGATGGTGCTGATGGTAAACTAAAATATAGTAATCATTTTGCTGCAACAGGAGATTTACCTGAGAATGTTGCACATCATGGTATGTTTGCATATGTCTCTGGTGACACTACAGCAAGAGTTGCAACAGCAGGCGGATGGAAGAAACTTATAGGTGAAGACCATAGTATCGGTGACCTTGGTGATGTAGATTTGACTGTAGGTGGTGGTGCATCTGACGGACAAGTATTGAAATGGGATGGCACTAATAGTTACTGGTATCCTGCTAATGACGAGACTGCCTCAGGTGGTGGTGGAGGGACTACACAGAATTTATTTGAAACTATAAGTGCAGATAGTGGCTCAACTACAGCATCTGCTGCAACTGATACTTTAACTATTGCGGGTGGCTCAAACATCTCTACCTCAATAGCTGGTGACACAGTTACTATTGCTATGACAGGGTCTTTAGGTGCTCCTGACCAAAACGTGTTTACTGTTATCGGGACAGATGTTAATACTAAGACTGCAAGTAGCACATCTACTACAATTAATTTTGTAGGTGGCACAGGTATATCAACAGATGTTGCAGGAGATAATTTAACAATTACAAACTCCTCACCCAACGTTGTCCAAAACGTATTACAGGGTATAGCGGGTGATAGTGGGTCATATACTGCAAATGCTAGTGACAGCACTGTAACTATAGCTGGTGGAAACGGATTAACATCTGCTGTTTCATCTAACACATTGACAATGAATGCTGAGTTATACATGAAAAGTGGATTCTCAGCAGCAGAAAATAAATTTCTTATTTTTAGTAACGATGGTTTAGAGACTGTTGCATCAGCAGGATTAGGATGGAATATCGGTGCAAATGGTTCTTCAGCATATCGTTTTGATGGGCCAGGTGTTGGTGCTACAGATGACAATCCAACTCTCTATCTGTATAGAGGATTTACTTATAGATTTAATAATAATACAGGTGCATCACATCCATTTAAACTCAGAGTATCAGCAGGAGGAGCTGCTGTTACTGATGGTGTGAGTGGTAATGACGAAGGAGTCCAGTATTATACTATACCTATGGATTTGGCAGCAGGCACAACTTACAAGTATCAATGTGGTATTCCATCACACGCAGCAATGATAGGTGACTTAGTAATCGTATGACACGTACAGTTCCTGGTTCTGGTGCACAAATCGTCCCGATGTTTAACAGCGTCTACGGTGTTAGAGAGGTGTACGTTACTGCCAATGGAAGTGGATACGATAAAAATGACCCTCCTAGACTCCGTATAGGAAACTGTGGCACACCTATTAGAGAGGCAGTGTTAAGACCAGTTATAGCAGGAGATGCAGGAGAAATTATAGCAGTAGAGGTATTAGACCCAGGTGAGGGATATGACCCTTTACGTTTAAAAATTGAAGATGAAAACTCTAATGGTTATGCTACTGGTAATGTATTTTTAAAAGATGATGGTGGTATAGACTTTATCCAAATGACTGGATTTGGTGATAACTACTTTGATTCCTCTGCAGTTATAGAAGGTGGTGGAGGTAGTGGTGCTGAATTAGTTCCTATTACAGGACTACTAACAGGTCTATCAATTCAACAGCAAGGTAGAAACTATACTGAAGAAGATGTAAATATTATTATTTCTGGTGGAGGTGGACAGGGTGCAACTGGTGTTGCTTCTGTAAACCAATTTGGTGAGGTATCTTCTATATCTTTGACCAATGCAGGAGAATTCTTTGAGACACCACCACTCATACAAATCATAGGTGGTGGAGGTAGTGGTGCATCTGCTGAAGCATTTATTGACTTAGGTGTCATTACAAACATCGACCTTATATCAGGAGGTGGTGGATATCAGGGAACACCAAGTGTTATCTTTACAAGAGATACCGACCTGATCCGTACTGCAAGAAATCGTCAATCATTAAACAGTGTCCTATACAATCTGTCTGGTATACTTACAAACGTTGACTCGAATGACACAGTTGTCAATATAGAAACTACTGACCCATATCCAGGATCAGGTAAGTTTTTGATTGGAAGAGAAGTTGTTAGATATACTGGTAAGACAGCAACGTCTTTCACTGGATGTGATAGAGGTGTAAATTTCCGTTTTGACCAGAAGGTTATATTGGATAGTTTACAAGATGATGCAAATACAGGTATCACACAGTATGATTTTTCTGTTACTGATAAGGTAAGGCGTGTCGTTGAATCATCTAATAACAGAGTTGCTATTGTATATGATTGGGACGCTGCTACTAGGTCACTATATCTAACATTCCAAGTTGATGAATTAGCATTCATTGATGGTGGTAGGTCTGGTGAGAAGTCTCAAATCATAGCATTTGTAGGAGGCACATCTGGGTCTAGTGGCACTGGTGTTGCTCCACATGTATTGATAGAGCAAGAAGGAGTAGATATTGTTGCATTTACTAATCCTTTAAGTTTAATTCTTAATAGAAAATTTGAAGATGATGATGAATTGAATGGAGTTGGTGATGGAATTATTGACCTTGTTAATACTGACACTGAGTTTGAAAATCAAATTAATCTAGATGGTGGCATCGCCTCGTCTAAATATGGTATTGAGGAAACATTAGGTGGACAAAACACCACTCTATTCCAAGTTGGAGACCAGATATATGATGGTAATGCAACACCTCTAACTGCAACTATCCAAGCTGCGGGTGAATTGGGAGACGGTGATACTCATACATCAACCGCATCTATCGTTATTACATATAACACTACTACCTTGTTTAACATACCAGAAGTAGTAGAAGGATTATCGTCAGGGTTGACTGCAACAACTACCAGTCGTGTAACAGGTCCTAAATCAGGACAATTTACATTAACAGTGGAAAATATTGTAGCTAATGACCCAACATATAAGTTTACAGTCGGTGAAATCTTGAGAGGAAACACCTCAGGAGCACAAGCCGACGTCATTTCTGTTGAATATACAACGTTTATCAGAAATGAGGATGACTAACCCCTATAAATATAAAGAAGGCAATCGCTAGACATGGCACTATTAACCGACCAATTTAGAATCTTTACTGCCGAGCGTTTCAGAAGTGCACTTGAGGGTCCTGACCCAACACAGTCCGACCTCTTAGCTGGAGCTGACCGTGACCGTTTGTACGTATTCATTGGTCGTCCTCAGTCATGGGATAACGAAAATGCACCACCTGACCCAGTAGATTCATTCCAAGAGTTTTCAGACGACTACTCTGACATGATATCCCTTAAGAGGGTATTAGCAAACGATACCATACAGGTTATCAGAAGGACTGACTGGATTCCCCCAGAGCAAACTACTGGTGGATTGGGTTATGTGTATGACATGTATAGACATGACTATAGTGCTACAAAGACTGCATCTTCTGGTGCTACTAAATTATATGACGCAGATTTCTACGTTGTAAACTC